ATATCGAATATCTCGACAAGCTCGGCATGAAACGCCTGATTTGTGACATTCTGGACGGGAACATGAAGCTGATCCGCTGGAAGAGCAACAATGTAAAAATTATGCTTGGTTTGGACAAGACGGAGCTGGAGCTTTGCGAGTGGAACGCTACGCGGCTTCGATTCCATCACGAGATGATAAAGAGGAACATTCGCGACAGGGCGACGGTTCATTCCATTCTTCGAGGCAAAAAGCAAAGATTTTATAACGAATATCTCGACAAGCTCATTGACATTGCAAAAAGGCTGCCGGACGCGTCGCTTGCTAAAATTCACAAATACGCAAAGGCGAGCTATTATCGCGCGGTGGATTGGATGGATTATCTCATCGATCTTGGTAAGCCGGAAGTCGGCGGAGATTTAACCGATACGTCCATGACATTTCCGAAGGATTTACAGGCCGCGAAGGATCGCGTCCGGGAGCTTATCCGCACTAAGGCGGACGAGAAGATCAACGAAAAAGTCCGGCAGCGTGCCGAGTCGCTGAAAAAATACGTTTATTCCGATGACCGGTTCACGCTTGTTATTCCTCAGAGCGTGCAGGAAATTGTGAACGAGGGCAAGGCGCTCAGCCATTGCGTTGGCTCCTACGCTTACAGGCACGCGACAGGCGGGACGACAATTTTATTCCTGCGGAAAAAGGACGATTTACAGACGCCGTTTTATACCATTGAGATCAATCTGGACAAGCCGGAAATCGTACAGTGTCGCGGCTATAAAAACAACAGAGCGAACAATCCGAAGCCGCAGGAAATTAAGGATTTTGAAAAGAGCTACGAGACATTTCTTATGAGCATGAGCAGGAAAAACAAAAGAGTAAATCAGGAGGTAAAAGCATCGTGAGTGAGAATTTAGCATTACAGAAGGAAGCACAGAACGCGGATCAGCTTGCCTATGAGATTAATTTTATCAAAAAACAGACGTTGGAAAACGTCTTGAAAGCAAGCATTGACATCGGGGAAAGACTCTCAGCGGCGAAGGAATTAGTGCCGCATGGTCAATGGTCCGATTGGCTGAAAGAAAAGGTCGATTACAGCCAATCCACCGCCAATAATTTTATGAGAATCTTCCGTGAATACGGAGACGAGCAGATCAGCCTTTCCGGGAAGTCAAAATCCCAGACGTTTGCGAGCTTGAATTATTCCCAGGCAGTTGCGCTTTTCGCCCTTCCGGAGCACCAGCGGGAGGAATTTGTCGAGACGCACGACGTCTCCGAGATGTCCGCACGTCAGCTTAAAGAGGCGATAGCTGCGCAGAAGGCTGCCGAGGCGGAACGTGATCAGGCACGTTCCGAGACTGAGACGGCGAGGATGACACTCGCGGCAACTCGTCGGGAAAAGGGCGTCATCGAGGCCGAGGCTAAAAAGGCAGGAAAAGAGCGCGAGGCGGCAAACAAAATAGCATCAAAAGCACAGGCCGAGGCTGATCGGCTGCGGAAGCAATTGGAAGAGGCTAACGAAAAGCTGAAAGAAATGACGTCCGCACCTACTGAGATTTCCGACGAGGAGCGTGCTGCGATTGAGGAAGCGGTTTCGAGAAAATTCGAGGATCGCTTATCGCAGATGACGCTCGACGCGGAGACCGCAAGAAAACGTATGGAGGAAATGGAATCTGAAAAAGCGGCGCTTGAAGCGAAATTAAAACAGGATAAGCAGGACGATCTTGTTAAACTTGATATTCTTTTCAAGCAGACGCAGGCGTCTATGATGGAGATAAAGAAAATTATTGACGGATGTCCCGAGGACAAGCGGGGGAAGTATAACAATTTTATCAAGACTACACTTCTGAAAATCTTCGGGGGTGAGTGATTTGCACCATAATCAATACGAAGCGGCGGAGCAGATCAAGCTATTCCGATGGGTCGATCTGGTTTCAAAAAATTACTATCCGGAACTCCGGCTGCTGTATCACATTCCCAACGGCGGCAGCAGGAATGAGCTGGAAGCCGTCAATCTCAAAAAGCAGGGCGTTCGGGCAGGCGTGCCGGACCTTTGTCTTCCCGTCGCCCGTGGTGGGTATCACGGGCTTTACATTGAGCTTAAGTACGGCAAGAACAAGCCAACCGAGAAACAATTGGAGTGGATCGAGGCATTGAGAGATGAAGGCTACGCCGTTTCCATCTGCTGGGGATTTGAAGCGGCAAGAGCGGAATTGGAGAAGTATTTGAAATTAGATTGCCTGAGATTGGAGGATTGAACGTGAAATCGCATTATGATCATACGGTGACGATGAAGGAAGCCGTCCGAATCGGCGAGAAAGCTGCTAAATATAATTTTCAGATGGCTATTGACAAGTACAACCGTGAGGAACTGCCGAGAATTCAGGCTTCATACGCAAAAATGTTTATTCTGATGCTTGCGCATGAATTTAAATTTGGCGAGAAACGTCTGCGTCGCGCAATGAAAGCGTTAGGTGAATTGACATGTGAGATGCACAATTTTATTGTTGACGGAATATTTAACGATATTTATGACCAGCGATTAAAAGATCAAGGACTTTGGGACATCTATGAGGAATTTGCAAACGGGCAATGCAAGCGGATCGGAGATTCCGATTACTACGAGCCGATTAAGGACGAGGAAGTGGACGAGGAATGAATATTTTCGGCAGGGTTTTACACAAGATTAGATCATTTTTCAGACCTGAGAAAAAGGAAGCGATTGAATTTGACCCGATCAAAGAACGTGTTGATATGCTGCGGTTAGTCAATCCAGGCCTGGAAGACATTCCGGACGAGGTTATTATTCAGGAAATTACATCAACTGACCGGATGATTCGATTCCATTTACCATCAAAAGATGGAAGGATAGAACATCTCGCCCAATATGCCAGAAAGCGGCGTGTCAGAAAAAAGAATCAGCGCAGATTATCAATGCGAGAAAACAGGTGATTGCTATGACGTTCCCGGAACTTTACCAGCTAAGAGATCTAAAAAAAGAAATTGAAGAGCAGCAGCGGCGCATTACTAAGATTGACAATGAGGAATTGAAGGCGCTGCTCAATGTAAGCCTTACAGCTTATTGGAGAACATACATTGATCTGGAAATGTACATTAACAACATCCCTGATTCCTTTACACGACGAATCTTCCGCCTCCGATTTATTGACGGATATACCTGGAATAAAATCGCAATCCTTGTTGGAGGCAACCAGACAGGCGACAGCATCCGCAAGATTGTTACTCGATTTTTGGATAATGAATAATAAAACTTGTCCGTTTTGTCCGGTTTTTTGAGTGTAAAATCAAGATATAAGAAGACTTCAACGGATTCACTCTCCTAAAGAAATAAAAGCAAGGAGCCTGTCTTATCGTATCGATACGGCAGGCTTTTTGCTTAACAGAGAGCGGCGATACATTTGCCTATATCATACAAGTGCCCGTATTGCGGCAAGCCCGTTCAGGTGGGGCAAAAATGTGAGTGCATTCACAAGGTGCAATCAACAAAAACGATTTACAGACCCACTAAAAAAAGACATTCCAGCGGCGCACGCTCCGGGGCGGTCTACGGGTCGGACCCTATGTATCACTCAACCCTATGGAAGCGCCTATGCTCCGAGGCTAAGGAGCATTACAGCCACATGGATATTTATTCGTGGTACGTACTCGGGAAGATCGAAGTCGGCACTATCGTCCATCATGTGATCCCGATAAAGGACGATTATGAGAAACGGTTTGACATTGGCAATCTGATTTATCTGACGTATGAAAATCATATATTGATTCATCAGATATATTCACAATCAACCGAACGAAAAGCGCAAATGCAGAAGGAATTGATGGATTTGATTCGTCGATGGAATAATGAAAAAGCGCGTGGATTTTCACAAGGCGGGTAGGGGGGGAGACCCGAAAGTTTCGGCCGGTCTGCCGCGACCGCACGCCCCAGAAAAACTTACGCAAAATTCTAAATAAAATTTTTTTGAGGATGCCGGGGTGAGGATGATGGAAGGAACGGGGTGATCAGATGAGCAGAAACAGGAAGAGGCTGAGTGAGCAGAAGGGAAATCTGACGCAGGAGCAGCAGGACAACATCAGGGCGACAGAAGAGGCTTCGTCGGTAGAAGATGATCAGTTAAAATATGCGCCTCGATGGCTGACGGACAAGGAAGCACGGACGGAATGGCAGCGGCTCTTGAAGGAGCTGAAAAAGGCGGGGCTGATCTGCAACCTCGACAGGAACAACTTAGGACTTTACTGTAACTGCTTCTCCGACTACCTCCGTGTCTGCCGGAAGCTGCGCGACCTTCTGCCGGATGACGAACGGGAGATTTTATCGGATGACGACATGGATCAGTTTTCTTCCCTGATTCGGCTGCGGAAGACGCTCATCGATGACATGATGAAAATATCCCGGACGTGCGGGTTGACGCTGGACAGCAGATTGAAAGCCGGTCAGTTGAAGGTGGATAAGGTAGCGGATGCAATCGAGGACGCATTCGGTGATATTTAGTGACGATACTCGAAGAGCTGATTGTCTACGCGGAACAGTGCATCCGGCAGGAGATTCCGTCATGTCAAAAGCATGTCTGGGCTTGCATGCGTTTTCTGGGAGATGTCGATCGGGCGCGGTCCGGGTGGATGTATCACTGGGACGAAGGGGAAGCGGCGAAAATAGTATGTTGGTTTACATACCTACGGCACTCGAAAGGCATTCTCGCCGGGGAGCCGATTGAGCTTACCACCTGGCAGGAATTTTCCCTTTGCCAGCTCTACGGATGGCGGAGGGCTGACGGGCGGAAGCGTTTCCGGAAATATTTTAAAGAGGTCGGACGGAAGAACGCGAAGTCTCAGGAGGAAGCCGGAATCGTGCTTTACGAGATTGCTACTCAGAGCACGCGCAACGGCGAGATATACGAAACCTATTGCGCCGGAACAAAACGCGATCAGAGCAAAATCATTTTTAACGAATGTATCAACATGTTGAAAGGCTCTCCGCTTCGCCAGAAATTCAAGGTGACCAACACGGCGATAAAGCACATCAAGTCAGGCTCTTTCCTCGTTCCGTTGTGTAAGGAGGACGGGAGGAAGGGAGACGGCACAAACCCGGCGCTGCTGGTACTGGACGAATACCATCAGCATCAGACCACCGAGTTTTATGATCTCGGTCTGGGCGCGAACAACAAGGAACCGCTTTTGATGATTATTACCACTGCCGGCGTCGATCTGACATATCCCTGCTACACGCAGGAATATGAATATTGTTCGCGGATTCTCGACCCTTCCAGCGACGTCACAAACAACGAGTATTTCGTTGATATTTGTGAAGCGGACGCGGGGGATGATATTTCAGATCGGCGGGTGTGGATGAAAGCAAATCCCATCCGCATGAGCTACGCCGAGGGCATTGACAAAATCTCCGGTGAATACGAGATTGCAAAATCTATTCCGGAAAAGCTCATTTCCTTCAAAACCAAGTGCCTAAACATGTGGTGCATGGCGAAGCAGAACGGCTACATGGATATGGCGAAGTGGAAGGCCTGCGAGGTGTCGGAGCTGCCGGTCAGTCTGGAGGGGCTGTCAGTCTATGTCGGATTTGATATGTCCGCAAAGATAGACCTCACTTCCGTTGCGTTTGTCCTGCCGGTCAAGCTCGGCGAGATAGTGAAGTACATCTTGTTTTCTCATTCCTTCATCCCGAATTATGAGAAGGTCCGGGAGCATATCGCGGTGGATAAGGCTCCCTATGATGCATGGGTGGAAGATGGATTTATCACTGTGACGGATTCTGAAGTAGTAGATCAGCAGCAGGTGATTGATTATGTTATGAAAACCTGCGAGGAACACGGGTGGAACATCGAAATGTTATGTTTTGACCCGAACAATGCTACAAAATTAGAGTTGGAGCTTTCCGAAGAAGGATACAACGTGCAGGAGGTATTCCAATCCTATAAGCATTTAAACGAAGCTACACAGGGATTCCGGGAGCAGGTGTATGAAGGGAATGTTTTATATCTGCACAATCCCGTTTTGAATTACGCGATGTCGAATGCCGTGGTGCGGACGTACAACGGGTACGTCAAGATCGACAAGGACGCGACGCGGAAACGCATTGACCCGGTTGACGCGGCGCTATGCGCCTTCAAGCTGGCGTTATACCACGATTTTGAAGATTATCGGGGCTTGTCGGATGCCTGGTTGGATTCGGATGAATGGTGACAGCGCGTCCTTCGG